TTTAACCTTTAATTTCCCAGCTATAAGCTGTTCTTCAATTAAACGGCATATATCGGAATAAAAGTTATTCAGATTGACAATCTGGGGATTGAACACCTTGTTCCCGTATTCTTGAATCAGGTTGTACAGAGTTCCCGATGGCGGGGGTTTTCCAATATCAATATCTGGGAGAGAACCATCTTCTACGAGGCGATTTATTACGCTTACAAGATTAACCAAGGTAGGCGAAACCTCTTTTAGGGGTGACGGTTCCAATCTATTAAGACCGTCTGGTAAGTTTAACACCGCATCAGCCAAATAAGCTGTACTTTTAAGTTGCTTCCCCCCATCCTTATAATAATTAATTGTCGGTTGTTGAGCCAAAAGGTTGGCGTGAGTAGCCCACATTGAAACGAGTTTATTGAGTGAGGCATATAAAGCCCTGTTTGAGGCAAAGATACTTTCACCGTATCCCTTTAACTCACTGCCATTAGCACCCGCAATCATGGGGCGGGTAGAGACCGGCATAATCAAAATGGGCATTGAGGGCAAGTCGTAGACTTCCGGCTCTTTGAGAAATTCGTTGTCGCACAGTACGGCGTTGCTTATCTTCCCTGGTTCATCATAGTGCCAGTAATCCCAAATGATGTTATCCTTATCCTTCGTTGCGGTATAGTCGTATTCCTCTTTTATGGCTGTTTTTGAGCGGAATGTTGAATAAGCTGCCCACGACACCCCGCCACTACCAAGTTCATAAACCAACCATCTCGGGTCTAGGGGCTGAAGGTCAAATATAACATTTTTATTGTCCTTGTAAACGAGAATCCTGGCCGCTACCCAACCCCGAACTATGGAGTACCATATTGACTGCTCCCTGAACGGCGGTTGGAGCATTCTCCTTAGCCTCTCATCACCCTTATCAAGCGCAAAATAAAACAGGCGCTCCAGCATCCCCATCTCATCTCTTTTATCCTCCCCCTCCCTTTCTGCCATCCTGACCATAATCTGCATTTCGGCGGCAGACAGCCTTGCCTGAACCTTATCGGCATAGGTACGGGGTTTATTGGTGACAATACTTATATCCGTTGTGTCGGTCGGGGGAAATATCCCACGTATAACACTATAATCCGCAGGATAGCTGGCTGTATCCAAGTTCCACAACCTGAAATCGCTATCCATTCTCTGGTGCGGTTCGATAAAATCCTTTGCCCTCGCTGTAATTTTTGCCGTTAACTCAGTTGGTTTAATCTCTTCCATAAATACTCCATTTAAAATATGCGCCTACCCCTTACAAACATTGAGGCTTCAGTGTGCACCCTGACATGTTTTAACATCTGATTGGCTATCATAAGTGAAATCACAGTATCCCCATGAGTCTTACCCGTTGGGACAGGCTTATTCTTTATCCACTGATATTCCATCATTTCCTTGATTTGCGGTTTGAACTTCGTTGCCAAGGAACCGTCATTAACAGTCTGCACCAGCTCTACGGTGCCCGTGTACTTATTCTTTTCTCCCGTAGTCCAGCCCGCCTTCGTTCTCTTATCGTCGCTGTAATATAAGTTGGGATAGTTGAGTTCAACAAGCTTATTAATAACGGCCACCCCGATTGCATTGTTCTCCACCCCTAGTTTTGCGTTGAGATAATGCCTGCACAACTGGTCGCACTCGTAGGCGAATAAATCCGTAGCCAGTGTGTTGGTATAAATAACCGCCACCACCTCAGAATTTAGTCCCTCTTTACCGATAATGGTAAGACAGGAGTAATCCAATCCAACGCCTTCCCCCACATCCGCACCAGCCGCATAGAGAACCCCAACCCGGGGTTCAGAGAAAATATAGGTCATTCCCCTGTCTGGTTCAACTCCAACGGCGTTATCCCAGAGTAACTGCAACCTATCTTCTCTGAAACAAGATTGTGCCGAGAGCGGGGAGAGGGCTTCTTTTATCGTTTTCGGGAAGTTGGCCAGAACAACCCAGGGCGTGTTTTCATTTTCCCTGACCATCTGTTGATAGAAACCGTCATCCCTATCGGGGCGGACATCGTAGCCGTAGAACAAAGACTTAAAACCGTTCCCACCAACTTCGTCGATAACTCTATTCGTTATCCCATTATTGGATGACTTCCAATGCTCCTTGAACGGGCTGTCAGGCTTGGTTTTATCTACGGTCGACACCGAAACAAGTTGTCTATCGGGGCTATCGGCTACAGTAGCGCTTGTATGACTCAAATTCACCTCAAAATAGTCATGGAAGTCCGACTCATCGTGTATTACAAGACCAGCAGTTTCTCCTATACCAGCCGATTCGGTGGAGGGAAGGGCGATTATCTTTGACGCCATCTCCTTAAACCCGAACTTTTCACTGGAGTTAGGTTCCAGGGTATATATCTTCATCCATTGGGGAAGGTTGTTATAGATAATCCTTGATTTAACTAGCAAACTTTGCGATTCCAGTTGCCCCCTTGAAATCTCCAGCACGTTCCACCCTGGGATTGTATATATCTTTCTCAAGGCGTGAACGGCTAGGGCCCATGAAATTCCGATTTGTTTAGCTTTAATCACGTCTACGAGTTTATGGGATTCCAGTTGATTAAAAAAATCAATCAGATGAGGCCACAACTCATAATCAAGCGCCAGCTCCCCAGGTTCCTGTATCTTGACATATTTTAAGAACTCAAACGGGTCTGTCGCTATTTTAGCAAGAAGCGTTCCTAGTTCCCGTGCCTTCTTTTTATCTATCACTCGGTTACTTTCTTGATTTCTTTTTACTTAAACCAGTCTTGCTCATCGCTATGGCTTGCGCCCTCGGCCTTCCCGAACGCACTAATTCACTTATATTCCTCCACCTCCCTTAACTTCCTTGCCCTTAATACCTGTAATTTGTATTTCTTTCCTAACCTGTTCAGTCTCCATACAGTAGAATGGCAAACGGGACAATCTTTGTCCGTTCCATCACAGCGTATGCAGTTTACCTTCTTCTTTATATCAATTACTCCGAACTATATCAAACCATCTCTGGTTCTGGTGTATCTGTATCTTTAATGGTAGGTTAGAACAGTTATAATCAATCACCTCATCCATGAACTTTTTATTGAAATCTACAAAACTACAGAGTGCAAGATTATCCATGGCATTCCATTGGTTTATCATCTCGGGAGCTGTCCTGTTTTTTATGACTGTTAAATTATGATATATCTCCATCACTCCACCAGTGGCTCAACTATATAGTACCAGCCCTTCTTTGTGATTACGGGTAGCTCCTCCACCCTTATTACTACACCTCGTGAGTGGAGATACTCAAGGATTTCCTCCACCTCTTCATCAGAGAGAAACCCAAAGGTAAACTCTAAACGCTGTATCCCTTCCCTTATCTCATCACGCTCTGACATCGTCTCCCCTTAGTCCATGAGTCCCCACCGACTCCTTCGCGAACCTTCGCTTCCCACTATCTCACCCTATTATATTATATTAATTATTATGTTAAGTAAGTCAGAATTTTATTGTCGCCGTTGTGTAAGGGTTCTTCCTCTTATTCTTCTTTCTGTTGATAATGGTGGTTGGGTGTTGTTGTCGTTGGTGTTGTTGGTTATTTCTATTGATGTAACAAAGCAATCGCACCCTCCACGCCTATTCAGCTCAGCATTGGATTGACATACGGGCAGGCCTCGAAGTGATTACCTGGCTTATCTACATTATAATCAGGACAGACCCTAAGATGTGCGGCCAGATAGCGATTAGGTTGGACAAATGTTAAGCTAGGTTGCACAACTAATCTATCATCTAGGTTTGTCGTAGGTAACTGGAGGTAATCCATTAAGTCTTCTGACAACTTAAACCATTCACCGTGTATCTTAGAATTAGCGAACTGCTTATGTAACTTACGTTCTAGGCAAAAGCCCTGGTTCTCTATAACCTTTACAAGACGCAGTGTGCCAGCACTACCCAACTGCATATCCCCCAACCTGGACTCTGGCGACTTACTTATGCCTATCTTAACTGCGTTTGCCGCTTCGTCTACTATAAAGTAAACCGATAAACCTCTAACCTTCTTTGTAAAGCTATAACCAGCAGTCCCCGTAGGTTTGTCGCCACTCAATCGCTTAGTATCCCTGCGCTCCTGGCTCAGTACCTTCATCCTCGCTTTACTTAATGGCATTGACCGTAGTCCTATCTAGGCACTGTCCATCACTGAAGGGACCCAAGTATCGCATCGTGCCGTCAGGCAGTGTCTCGTTAGGGTTGTACTCGTTTTCTACCATCTCAGGTAAACCATTGGGCCCTAAACGGTTGGGGCGTGTTTTCTTGGACATTTCCCCCTTATTTTCTTGGACATTTGTTTCTTGGACATCATTCTTGGACATCCTCTGGTGCCTCTTCTTGTCCCTCCAATATTCCGCTGTCTTCTCTGTGTATGGCATTATTTCCTCCTTCTTGACTTGTATCGTTACCCCCTATATTTAGCTTTGACTGTCAATCGTGTCGGGCTCAACCCCTTCTTCGATAGCGGCAATCTGCATTACCCCAATCTCCCTCCGCCTCTCCCTGGCTATAGCTTCAAATAAGGCTACAAAGAAGCTGGAGCCTATCTCTTCCCCGCCCGTAAGCTCTGTTTGTTGCTTGGGCTTTCCTATAGCACGGTCTATTAGATATATTATTGAGTCACGGTCCCCTTGAAGTGCCCTTTCCCTTAGCTGTTCAAAGAGTTGTGGGAGGTCTTTTCTTAAGTTATCAATAGCCTCATTTACAATAGTATTAGGCTTTTTACGTCTACCTGAGCGGCCTGGTTTACCGCCGTGGCCTGGAATACCTACCATGTTCATCCCCTTGTTTAGTAATCAATAAAACATGTTTATCGAGGTGTTATACCTACTGAAGGAGCAATCTTGTCTAATGTTACGCCGTTAACTCCTAGTTTTATTTGGGTTAAAAGGTTTACTCCGTTAGAGGAGTGTCTTCTTATGTTTAGGTTGCTTATTACACAGAATAGGGCTTGTTTGTTTCGTCTTATAATCGCTTTGCTGTCAATCGTTTGGTAATTGGTTGTCGTTTGGTCAGCACTCGGACTGTTCCGTCTCATTTCTCCCTATAAGGAAAGCGCACCTTTAAACAGGGTGCGCCTTCACAGTTCTATCCTATATTAGCATAATCATAACACTATCATTTAGTTGTTGTCAAGCCTGAACTGACCTTAATTATAGTTTTCTGTAATTTATTTTTAAAAAATAGTTCGGTTTTCACCACTTTAGGGATTGACAAATACAACTTGTTGTAGTAAAATATTACTAGGAGGTAAACATGGATAAAGAAAAAATGTTGGCGATGAGGTTAGATGGTTGCACTTATAGACAAATAGGAGAGGAGGCGGGTTTATCGGAACAGTATATACAACAATTGCTCAGTCCACCGAAGCCCATTAGGGAATACATTATCAAAAAATACAACGGGAGGTGTGCAAATTGTGGCATTTTAATAACTGGGAAGTCTGCTCACGTTCACCATAAAGACCATACAGACAACCACTATAATGATATTGATAACCTGGAATTACTATGCCCCTCTTGTCATCGAGGCAAACACCAATGTAAAAGGAAACTGAAGCTAATCAAGACAAAGCATGGCGACTTCTATGGTCACTCCTATACACTAAGCCATGTTATGACCGACAAGCCAATGTGCGACTATAGTAAACCAGTAAATAATATAGAGGGGTGAAATGATGGAGAATACAGGTCGCGACTACCCAGACGGTATATTTTACCGCAGAGCTTGTGAAATGATGGGGATTGACCCCGACAACAATCCGAATTATGAAACTGATGGAGACAATGTAATTATCCCTAAAGAGCAATTTAAGAGATGGAGGCATAACAATATGGCTCAATTAACTGAGCATATGTTCAGAATAGTGAGCGATTTATAGTAGCCAATAGTTATAATACATAGGAGGATAAAGGTGAAAATATCAGAGTTGATTACCACTAAGGTTATGACCAGACAGGGGAAATGGAAATTCTTTAGGCGCATAATAGTACGCAATATATTGCACGGGCATTGGCTAACATTGACAAGCAAGTATGTCAACATAAACTATCATTAGCACTATCTTATTATAGGAGGGGATAAGAGGATGAATATTATTTGCGAAAGAGAGAATTGCAAACACCGCCAGATTAATAATAGTGTGCAGAACTTAAATATCTGTAGCAAGGAAACTGCGAGAATAGGTGCTACAGGAAGATGTAAAAGTTTTGAAAAACTATTCTCAAATTTCCAAGCAATGTGTAGCCACGTGGTAAAACAGCAATGGAGTTACAAGCATGGTAAACATATCAAGATTTGTACCAAATGTAGAAAAGTAATAGAGCCTTAACCCATAGTCTAATCTAAATAGTATCTTATTATAGGAGGCAAGAGGATGAAATATATAGTTGACTTAACAATAATAGGCAACATTGAGGTTGAAGCCGAATCAAAGGAAGAAGCCAGGAAAATAATAGATGATGGCTACTCCTTGAGCCAAGTTAATGGTGAATCTGATGAAATTGACGACATATACCCATTAGAGCCTTAACCCAAAGTCTAATCTATATAGGAGGGGAAACGGTGAATAAGACAGACTACACCAGCCCAGAACTAACATTGACTGCACTCACGGTTATTAAGGGTGTGTACGGTAAAGACTACATAATGCACAGGGTAGGAATGTATTACATTTGGGCAGCCTATAATACCAGGCTGAATTAAGGAGGAATGATGGAATACCTAACAATTAAAGAGATAACAACAGAGTTAAAGGTTTCAGATGAGACTGTTTATAGGTGGATTAGAGCAGGTAAATTGAAGGCTGTCAGGGCGGGTGGTAATTGGCGGGTTGAAAGGGCTGAACTTGACCGCTTCTTGAAGTCGTAAATCTTGTCAATAGTTTTTTTGTCCGACTCGGACATTTCCACGCCTGAATAGTTTGCGCCTCTTGAACTCTCTATAAGTAAATTCAAGATGATTTTTATAGGTTAAATAGACTATCACTGAGTTAATCCTTCTGCTTACTTCCTCCTCATCAAGGCCAGTCTTTTGAGATATAGCCCTCTCATCTAAGCCCTTGCAATACCTATCTTCGACCAAATACCTATCTAGCCCGCATTTAGACAGCCTAATATCTATTTCAGCGGCTATTTCAGCAGGTATAGTGAATCTCGCCCAGGGTCTTAACCTCTTACCTTTCCCGCCAATGTAACCTGACGATACCGGCTCCGGGGGGTATTCACCATCTCTTAACATATTTAGATGGTTAAGAAGGAAATCAACCTGGTCGCGGGAATAATATAAATCAGAGGGAGCAGCCCAGATTAACCTCATCCCTTCCCAGTATTCGGTCAAGGCTTCCACCATCTACTTAAATGTGAAGGTTTCTCCCGCATGATTTGTTCGAGTTCTTCTGAAGATTCAAGTTCGGGTGGAGATACGACTTCTTTGCCATAGTTCTCTTCTTGGAACTTCTTTAACTTTTCCTGAACTTCTAAATTCAGGCAGTGCCAGAGCAGATATTTTCTTTCTCTTTCCATTTCCCTTTATCGTTCATCCCTCAAGGGGGAATAGGGATAGGATTTGACGGGCTACTTTTCGCCAGTAATTTCTACTACCGTCTCGGATATTAGACCACTTCACATTTCCCAGAATTTCAGCCAATCCCTTTGCCAGCTCCTCCTCATCAAGTTTGTGGTAGCCGAGTTTGCTTAGTTTTGGCGCAAGGCGGTCTGCTATAAAAGCCTTATTGTTGAATCTTATACCTTCCTCTTCCTGTATTTCCTTGAGCGAGTTGTAAATATTGTCAGTAAGCATTTCCCTCTGTGGGTGAATTTCATCTAAGGGCA